ATGTTACCGTTCTTGTTGTTTTCTTCTTCCCAAGGGAAAGTAGCCAAGTCTTTTGCGCGCAACTGTGACCCTTTCTTCGTGTGTACATTAAGCAACAACGCGGTCTGCCATCGTACCCGTTCCCAATTACTGCGGTCAAACAGTTCTTGGGCCTTGTAACGACCGCGCACCGCGTTGCTGAACTCTCGGAATGTTAAGTCGTAGAGAGAATCAGGGGTAAGGCCAAGCAGCCCTAGCCCTAATTCTTCTACTTCGTCCCATTCAAGTGCGCCTTGCTTTCCGTCGTCTCCGTTTTTTTTTCCCCACCCATAGACTGCTCGATTATCTCGACCACCTGCGGGAGATCGCCCACCTCAATCAATCCCAAAAAATCATCAACGAGCATCTCAAACTTCATCCCTTGACGCTTGCAACCTTCTTCCACAAAGTAGTACAACAGTTCAGGCATGGCCGTAACATCTTCAGCGTCGATGCTTGCCACCTTGTTGCCTGTCTTACGTTCGTAGTTGCGCCAGGCACGCATGTTGGCGCGCACTGGAAAGGTTTGGTTGTCAAGGGTGATTGTCATTACGAGATAACTGTTTGCGTGATTGCGCCTTCAGAACGGAAGTTTACAGTGTACGTTGCGTTGTCTTCAGTTCCAGCGCTCAATTCTACGCTTTCAATATACGCTGCAAATTCGTACTTGTAATCGTCTGCGTGCTCAGTAGCTGCGCCAGCTGCGTCGTAGTCAACCGATGTGACCTTAACGTACTGCTTTGTGCCAGCCAACCAAGCACTCACCAAGTTGGTGTAACCGTTGGTGGCGTCAGCTGCATAAAACGCAGTCAATGACAATGACGCATTCTTTTGCCGTGGCAATGATGCCTGGTAACCGCCGTTGTTCTTTGTTGAAATGTCCACCATGTCCACGTTTACCGTGTAGGTGAAATCTGTGATGTGGTCTACAATTACCTCAGAGCCGTCAGTGCCTGAGAAGTAGACTGTCATGCCGCTACCGTTGCGGATGCCTTCTGTTGCTGCCATAATTATTCGTTGTTAGTGGTTTTCTTGTATGAACGACCGAGCACAATAGCACTCAAGATTCGCTTGAGCATGTCCACAATGTCGTCGTCTTTTTCGGTTTCTGTCAAGGCGCTAATAGTGCCAGCAGCTGTGAGCAATGCCAACAAAATTTCAGGCCAGTTGTCGAGAATAAAATTCATGATCTAAGTATTCTAAATGTGTAGTCTTGAACTGCTACGAATAGGTTTTTGTCTGTATCTACTTCCGTCACCTCGTTCGTGTATTGCACGCTCTCAACTTTAATTGTTTGAGAGTTTATTACTACCTCTACACCTTGCCTGTCTAATGCACTGCGCACAAAGTCGGCTAGAGTGTTTGTGTCCGCGTAGCTGCTCGCCACGCTAAACACCTCCAACTGTGCCTCGTCTATTGGCGTGCCACTCTTGCTATCGCTTGGCTGGTTGCTTACCACGCTGTACACAATAAAGGGTGCTGCCGCACCTTCAGGCGCGCGCTCGGGATAGATTCGTGTGCTGACCAATGTCGTCACGTTCGAATCGTTAAGCAACATTCTGTTTATGCAAGCGCCGACTTTCATGCCGTCTTAAAATAACGCGCAAACTGTTGCCTTAGCAATGTTTGTTGCAGTTTGTTCATGCGGCTTTGTGTCGCCATTTGTGTGCGAATAAACAGCCCAGCATTGCGTGACGCTTTCTTGCCACCAAAGCCAGCACCGTTTTCTACAATAGCAGAGTACCACCCGTCCACGCGGTTGTTGCGTATGTCGCGCTTGTTGCGTGTTCGTGGGCCTGCCAAAGTGAATATGCTTGCGCGTCGTGGTTGCCACACCTTAATGCTGCGTCGCAACGTTCCGCGCTTGATTACTTGTCTTATTGTTCCCGTCTTCCCTGCCTTACGCCCTGGGCCTCCGCCTGTGCGGTTGTACACCTTGATGTCACTCTTGGCGTCTTTGATGTTTGCACGCAAGGCGTTGTTGTACACCTCGCCCACGCGCTTGTTGATTGCCTTAAGTGCAGTGGCGTCGCGCTCGCTCCACTTGGCAATGTTGGCCATCTTCTTTGTAATGGCGTCAAGTCCGTCTACGCGTACTGTTGCCATCACTCAGAGATTACGCGCTCGCTGATAAAGTGCAACTCGTTGTTGCGGCCTATCTCTTGCACAGCCAAGATGTTGTACATGTCTGTGCCGTACCTAATTCTGTACTTTGGCGTGATCGCCCTAGTGTCTGTCGAACTGCGCACGCGCCACGTCACAACGTTAATGCTCGTGTCTTGTTCTGTAAGTACGCTACTGTTGGCGCTCTTGTTGTCAAGTGCTGCCCACACAGTAACGCCATCAACAGGCGTGCCGACCAGTTCGCCATAGGCGTTTTGCGTCGTCTGCTGATTGACAAACGTAATTCTTCTATCTAAGAATCCGATGTTCATTGCCTCAAGTCGATGATGCGTTCAGAGTTCAACAATGCCTCCACGGCAATAGGTACCTCTACTGGGTTTGTGCCCGTAACAACTGCACGACGGTTCTCATACCAATGCGCCACCAACATGCGTACCGCATGCTTTACATTCTCTTTGGCGGCCAATCCCACCGTGCATTCAATCTTCACTGGGTGTGCATTGTATTCTTCTAGATCAGGCACGTCGTGAAAGTAAATCATGATGCTGCCATCGTGTGCCGTCTCGGTGTAGTATTTGCTTGCGTCAAGTGTATAGGTTGCACCTGGCACATCGTACTTGACAGCATCAATCGCAGTCACGGGACCAAAAGCCAATGACGCTGGGCGCCACCGTGACAAGTAAAAATCCGCGCTCCCGTTAGGGTGAAACAAACGGTTGGTGTAGTCTTCAGCCCATGCTACCGCAGTGTCCAACAACGCTGTAATGGTCGTGTCTTCGTCGCTGTGGTCCACGCGCAAAAACTCTTTCATGTCAGCCAGTGACACAATATCAATTCCGTCTGTATGGTTTCCGCGTACTACGTGCATGGTTATAGAAAAAATGGAGGCCCAGCCCCATCGCCAGGCCCCCAAAGTTTAGTTGTTATTAAGCAATGAAGTCGTAAGTGTAAGACAATGCACCGCCCTGGCGGACTTCAGCATCGTAGAACTTGTTGACGTGCAAAGCAATTTGCGCTGTACCTGCGTTGCTGTATGGATCAACCAAAAGGTCAATACCGCCAAAGAACGCGAGCACCATACCCAAACCAAAGTCACCAAACAACAATGCGCCTTCGTCTGCTGTAGAGTCAACCAAGTTCGGCGTAAAGAATGTTGTGTAACCGTCAATGCTGTTGCCTTCTGTTACGGCACGGATGCTTGCAACAGCGGCCTCGCCCTTCAAAATGCTCATGGCAGAAGGTGAACCAACAAATGCACAAGTGCTCAAGTCGCCACCTGCTGCCAAAACTGCCTTTTGTGCAGCTGTGATGTCAGAGTAGGCAATTGAACCGTTGGCCTTGTCGGCTTGGTTTGCAGCACCAGCGGCAGCAGCGGCAAACACCGCCTTGTCAATGGTCTCGTTGATACCAGCAGACAACTCGCGAGCAATCATAGCGTCCACCTGTGCACCGCCTTGCAGAATCAACTGCTTGCTGTACTTGGTGTTGGCTGCCACACGATTTGGTGTCAGTGTCACCTCGTCGAGTTCCAAACCTGAAGCAGAATCGGCTGCAACTTCTGTTGCCGCAGTACCAGCTGCCTTGGCAGAAACACGTGGGAACTTCAAGTTGCCAGTAGCGTTGTTGATGGTTGTGACACCAACGCGCTCTGCCATGGTTGGCGTGCGCAAAGCGTCAATGACACCAGGCACAACTGTGGCAACAAAGCCTGAGCCGTCGCCTGAACCAGCTTGGAAGTCGTCAGCACCACCAGCACGGTACAATGCAGAGGCAGGGATACCGATTTGGCCGCTCATCTGCAAACCGCGCATTTGGTATTCTTTGGCCGCTTCTTGTGACCACTCAGCTTCTGCGCCTTCGAGTGCTTTGCCAAAGCTGGCAGCTTGCACAGCGCGGCTCAAAGAGAAAGAACGGTTGATTTTGTTAATCTCTTTGACCTCTGACACTGACGCACCACCCATTTGGGCTTGACGTGAAATCATGTCTTCGTGTGCCTGGCGACGTTCAATCTTGCTGTCCAGGCGCTCAACCTCGCGCTTGCAGAGGTCGGCTTCTTCTTGTTCGTTGTTGGTCCAGTCGCGGTTTTCAGTTTCCGCCAAGTTGACCAATTCTTCGTAGCGGTCAGCGTGCGTGGCACGTGTCGCCTTCATCTCGTTAAGATTCATAGGTTCTTGTGTTTGAATAGAATTATCTTTTGTATCTGTGTTGGCCACCACCTCGGTAACGGCCTCGTCGTTTTCAAGCTGTTGGTCACGCGCTTGTACCGTGGCGGCTGCGTATGCTGGGTATGTCACAGGTGACACATCCAACAACTGCCGCACCTTGTCTACGCTGCGCACGGTGCGTTCTTCGTTCCATGACTGCTTGTCAATGGTGAACGCAAATGATGACTGTGAGATGTCACCGCGCTTAACGCTTTCGTAGAAATCTTTGGCATACTGCTGATCGCCCAACTTTACCTTGTACTTAAGACCACGTTCGTCTACGCTCAACTCTAGCGTGCCGTTTGTGGTCCGACCAAGAATCAGGTTTGGGTCGTGGTTAATCAATGCGCGTACATCGTTTTCGAGTACGTCGTCAAAGGCGCCAGGTCTAATGACCTCGCGGAAATGCCCTAGGTCGGTCTCGCTGTTGTACACAGCGGCATACCCTTCGAGCATCATGTCGTCGCTGTCAGACTCGCGCACCTCAATGGTGCCCATCGTCCGCTTTTCAGCGTCTTTATGTTGTTGGTTGTTCTCCATCGCTTTCGCTCATTTTATCTGAAAAGGCGCCAAGTCTGTCAAGAGCAATTTGATTGACTTGTACTGTGTGTACGTCGCCACCCTCTACTGGGTTCATCTGCTCTTTGCTGCGCACCTCGTTAATGCTCATAACACCGCTTTGCAACATCTGCTGGTAGTAGTTGGTGCGTGCGGCAAGGTCGCCACGGTGCAGGTCGTTCATGTTGAACTTGCTGTAAATCTCGGGGCGCTCAAACGACTGAATCAACTTGCGGTCAATCTCTTGTTCAATGCGCTTGGTCCAGGGGCTAATGGTGTGACGTGCAAACATCAGGTTCTGCTGTTCCACGTTGTTGTACGTCGTCTGCGACGGCAATTGGACCAACACTGGTGGCACGTTGTAGATGCGGCAAATCTCTTCTGCTTGGAACTTGCGTGTCTCAATAAACTGCGCCTCGTCAGGTGTGATTGTAATACGCTGGTATTTAAAACCAAACGGCAACAGCTTGGTACCTGCGTTCATTGCGCTTTGGTTCCAGCTGTTTTGAATTACGTCCATCTGCTCTTTGCGCAACGGCTGATCACTAGCCAGCACACCCGTCATTTGTCCCTTTTGTCCAAAGTATTCTGAGCCAAAGTCTTGTGCGGCCTTGGCCAACCCAATGTTCTCGCGGTGCAAGCGGATTGGCGACATGCGGTTCATGTTGCTAATCTCAAGCATGTTCTCTTGCGTCACCACGCCATAGTCACGGATGACAAACACGCGCTCTCCATCTACCTCTTTGACGTCCACGTCGTAGTAGCTGACGGGCACTAGCCGTTCAGCGTACCCACGGTTGTTGCGCTCAATAATAGCGTAACCGCAGCCGTACATCAATGACGACGCCACCACAGTCTCCCAAAAGTCGTATGCGTTTTGGTGCTCATTCGGCGTGCTTGTGATAAGGTCGTAAGCTGGGTGTTGGTTGGCCACCTCAACGTTACGCCCATTGCGCACGTAAATCTCTAGGCCAAGACTGCTCAATGTGCTGGCAATCTTGTACACGCAAGCGTAAACAGTCGAGATAGCCAGTGCGCTTTGTTCGGTAACATTAACTCCACTGCGCACCATTGCGTGAATGCCCAAATCACTCTCCAACGTCTGTGAATCGAACTTGCCTACGCGATAACGTAACAATGCGCGCAAGCGGTCTGTAAGTGTGGCCATTCGTTGCGATTATCTTTATAAGATACGCAATTATAGATAAAATTCAAAACATTCTTAACTGTTGTTTGTGGCAATCTAGACGTTTTACAGCAGCGTCATAGTAATATTTGTCAAGTTCGCAACCTACCAAATCATAACCAAGGTTGTGGCAAGCGATTGCAATAGAGGCGCTGCCTAGGTGCGTGTCAAGAATGCGCTGGCCTTCTTTGGCGTAATTCATAAGAAGCCACTCGTACAACTTAACAGGTTTTTGCGTCGGATGTATTCGTTCTTCTTTGTTTTTCATATCGCCTTGCAACATCCCATTCCACATAAATCGAAAAATTCTGACGGCACTTTTGAAACTTGTGTAGGCAAGTTCCGCATCTGCAAAGTCGCCACTGTTTTGCTTGTCCCACACTATCCAGCAACTACTTTCACGCGCGCGGTAATGGTTGGCGCCCCACAAAATTTGGTTTTTGCTCACTCTCTCAAGCTCTCGAAAATATTGCTCACTAGGTGCAGTTTTGTCGCCACCCGCGAAGGGCTTGTACTTTTTCGCCTTGGCTAGTTTGCTTCTCGTATGGTTCGTCGCTCCGCTTTCGCCTATCCCATAGGGCGGGTCTACAATAGCCAACTCAAAGGCGTTGTCTTTGCACGATTGCAAGTAGGTCATGCAATCAATGTTGTGTAATTCTATCATAAATCTAATATGTCGAATACAAAGTCTTGCTCCCCTAATGTGTGGCAATATTCGTTCATGGCAATGATGCTGGCGATCACTCCGTCAACCTTCTTGTTTTCCATCCGCTCTTTGGTCACACGCTTGTTTTCGTTGACGTCAGTGTACACGACGGCACAGCCCATCTGCCAGCGCATGCACCTGTTGCCTCCGTGGATAATGTCACCACGCATTACGGCCATCTCAAACTCTTTGGTTGGGCCGTTCATAGTTGTAATGTTCTGCGCCATTGGCGACATAGCAATGTTGTCGGCTTCTAACTCTGCAACAATGTATGTGCTGAACCGTGGGTCGTAGCCAATTGACCGCACGTCGTATTTGGCGCACTGTGCTGTGATGTAGTCTTTGACAATGCGGTAATCTGTTACGTTGCCTGGCGTCACTGTGATGTCGCCTTCGCTCTCGTAAGCTAGGTAGTCGATGCCTGCACTTAATTTTTTGGTGTGCGCCTTTTCCGAGTTGACAAACTGATGCACAAGCAAATAAAAACAATCGTTGCTATTGTCACGGAACAGTAGTGCGAATGCCGTAAGGTCTTGTGTGCTTGCAAGGTCAAGGCCACCAAAGCAAGGCAATTCTTGTAGTCGGTCATGTGGTATTGGGCTGTCACCTTTCATCCAAATATCGTCTGGAATCCATGCGGTCTCTGCGCTTGTCCAAATATTTAAATGC